TATCTGTCATTTTTTTCTCACAATATCAGATAAAGCATTTGCAAAGGTTTTTTGCATAAATTTTTTATTACTTTGAACTGTAGGAAATAGCCAAGGTCTAGCAGCAATTTTTGATGTTCCAAATTCTAATAAAAAACCTTGTGGGGCTGATGCTCTTGAACCAACAGTTACTTCCATACCACTAAAAGAAAATTCACTTGTTATATTTGAAACTAATTCACCAGTATCTGTTTTAGGAAATTCGCCTTTGCTAGATGCTTGATGTGTTTTTGAACCACGTTTATAAATGCGTCCTGTTCTTGCCCCTGTTTGTATATTATATTTAGCATCACCTTCAATCTTAAGTGCTACCTTTGCTAATGCTTGTTTTGTTTCTTTACTGGATTCTTTCTGCATTTTTCCAATAGCTTTTGCAAATTTGGTGGTATCTAAAGTCATCTCTAACATCATGACTGAACCTCATTTGCTATTATTTCAACAAAGCGCTTATTTTCAAAATAATCTATTGCTTGATGTATTTCAAAGATTCTTGAACCAAAATTAATTCTATATTTAACTGCATTTAATGGATTGGCAAATATGGAACTATAACGAACTATGATTTTATGTGTAACTTCTGAATCTAGTTTATCAAATTGAGTCTTTTCAAATTGTTTCATAGGCTCGATAATAGCCCATAATGTCGCAAGTGTTGATTCAGAAATAGCAGTCCCACCCATATCACCTGGCGTTTCTGATCTTTCTGTAATAACTATCTTATGTTTTGCATCTGATCTGAAGTTGATTTTCTTGAAAGTTGAGCATTTAGACATAGGATATTTGATTCATATTTATATAAGATGCTGCTGCACTTAATATCATGTTTTTATCAAGACCACAATTACGCTCGTAATAATACTCAACTAATGACTTCATTACCATTTTTATTAATTCTGGTGTGTTATTTTGATCTGCTGCTATGCCTGCCGTAAATTGCACATGATAGCCCTGATCATTTCTAACTGTTATTGCATGATTGCCTAATAATAACTTTTTACCAAATAATGTTGCTGTTGTTACATTATTAGAATTATTATCTAAATCATACAATGTAACTGTTGGTGTGTTTGTAGGTGTATAAGGCAAATATAAAAACTCCTCATTGTCTAAATCAACATGAGCATATGAAGTTTTATAAAGTATTGTTTTGGAAATAAGAGGCTGTTTTACATATGCTTCTAAATCCCTTACTGCTGATGTGATAAGCCCTGTTAAAACTGTGTCATCATCTGTAGTATCTATTTTAAGCCATGCCTTAGCTTCTGCAAGCGATATAGGCTCTTCTGCTGAATCAGTTACTATTTGAATGTCTATATTTGAGAATTTGCTCGGGGCTTCACTCTGAAAAACCATAAGGGATTACCCCTTTTTCTTTTTTTTCTTGAATAAATCATTAATGTTGTTTCTTGATTCGTCTTTTCCATCAATTTTTACATCAACTTTTATATCTTGTGTTTCAATTTCTGGAACCGTAGCTTCAATAGTCTTTTTTAATGGCTTGATAAGTTTTCTCTTAATTAAATTGGTGGCTGAAACTTCATTTATAGAAGCTTCATCACCAACATTATAAGAAATTACATCAATTCCATCAGGACTATATTTAAAAGGTTTTAGAACCTTATAAAACATATAATTTCCTCAATTAAGATTGTGGACAAAGGCCATCACCTAACACTGCAACTGCACCAACAGGTAAAGATATTGTTCCTGTTATATCTGCTTGTAACCTTACATAACGTTCAGTACCAGTATAAGCAATTTTATATGTGCTTTCAGCTTCACCGCCTGCATCAACTGTAGCCCATACTCCTGTACCTGAAATAGTTGTTCCACCTGCTTCTGTACTATCATCAACATCAGCCCAAGTAGAACCATCAGAAGAATCTTGAAGAGTGAACTCAACATAATTAGAACCGTCTAAAGTTCCACCATTTGCCCCAACATTAACCGCAAAAAATACTGTGTTAAATTCTTGAGTGTCAATAGTCGAACCGTCTGTGTCTGATGATGTTAAAACAACCGCATCAATCGCATTTTCTATTTTAAAACTTGAGGCTCTTTCTGTTAAAACTGCCATTTTTTAAACCTTTTATATAATTAAACAAAAGAAAGGGGCATAAGCCCCAATCATTAAGATGGTGTTTTACCTATTTTAATAGCTTCAGTGTTTAGAACATCACCACCAACTCGCTTATTGAACTTGAATAGAACATAAGGAGTTGCAGTATATGGATCACGAATTAAAGAAATCCCTAAACGATCAACAATTTTATAAGCAATTTTAAAATCACCATAAGCAACGCATAACGCATCATTTGCCACTATTGGCATATCATCGGCAAGAATAACTGGCTTATCTAACAGTCTTAATCTTTCACCCTGAACACTAGAACGATTTAACGCATCAAATTTATTATCAGTATACATTAATTGCAGCAAATCTGTATAAGTTGACCTTTTCATAACCCACACAGCACCTGCATCATATTCTGATTTTAAACCACCTTGTAATTCAATTAAACCAGTTCCAGTCAATGCACCAGAAGCACCACAATCTATTTGTTCAATCTGTGATCTATTGTAAGTTGCTGATCCTGCTGTATATGTGGTAAAACCACGGGGACGATCTGAACCTTGAGCACCTGTTACAAAAGCTGTGTTCTCTGCTCTTGCAAATTTTGAAGATGTTTTTTCTGCTACCCAACTTTCAAGATTAAAAGCACTATCATCAAGTAATCTTTGAGTGATTTTTGCTGTTGCATATTGATCGTGAACCGCAATTTTACGCCTTCCAAAATCAGCTGAATCAGTAGCAGTATTTCTTGACGCTGTTTCACCTGCCCAACTTGCCGCTGGTTCTTCATCATCTAGTAAATATTCAACTGCATCGCTTGAAATAGTATCAACTGAAGCAATAGACCTAATAGGTGAAGTTTCAAAAACTCGCTTGATAATTTGAGCTGACATTATTGTTGGTATTGTGTAACCGCCAGCTTCACCAGAAAAAGCACCCATAATGGTTGATTTTTCCTCTAACAATGTTTCTAATGCCTTGCTATCACCCTTTTTGACAAAAGACAAAAAAGCGTCTTTATGCTCTTTTTCTATTGAGTCGGTGTTATTTACTTCGCCTTGTTTAAGATGCTGCATAGCTGCTTTCAATGCTGCTATTTCTTGCTCTTGCTTTTGAAGCTTTTCACCTGCATCAACAAAAGACTTTGAAACTTTTTCAAATTCGTCTTTTTTTACAACATCGCTTGCAAGTGCTATATCTTTAGTCTTATCTTCGACCATAGATTTTAAATGGGTCATAGCCTCTTTAAAATCTTTTTGAACCGTTTCCAATTCCATTTTAAAACCTTTTTATATCGTTAAACACTTTAAAAAGTTCTTCTCGAACTCCCCTCTGCATCCTCGCGATCTTCAGGCTTATTAAATTATATTATCTATATTTTAAAACTTTTCAAGTCTTTTATTATGTCCGAAAATTCAACTGTTTTTTCTTGTTGATCTTGTTCCTTTAAAAATGCTTTATAGCCTTTAGAAGTAATAAACTTTGATTGCTTATTAGAATACCCTAATTTCTTTAAAGCATGTTCGAAATCACGTTCATTTTTTATATCATTTGATTTAACAGACATTATATTTGCTTTTTCATTGGCTGGGAATGAAACAAGTGAAACCTCGTATAAATCAGCCTTTTTAATATGTCTAATTCCATCTTTGTCGTATGAATAATTTTTAATTGTAAATCCCACCGATAAATCAGACAAAGCCCCTGACTTTGCAAGTTCATAAACATCTTTACCTATTGTTGTATTAGTGTTTATTTTACCTGATACCATCAAACCTTGCGGATCTTCTTGCACTACATCCCAAACGCCAATTAATTTGTCTGTCTGATGTTGATACAACATTTTAACTGAACGGTTTATTTCTTTAAAAGAACCTTCATGTATTACATCTTCAACAGAATCAACATTACCAAAAAAAGCACCATATCCAGTTATATGGCCGTCATTATCGCTTTTTAATTCAAATTTTCCTAATGCTTTTGTTTCCATAATATTTTCCTTTTATTGTGGAATATATCGCAAGATACACCTGCAATTAATTCTATTAGCTGCACTTGCTTTTATATCGCCAGGTCGGCTCATTTTCTCACCGCCAACTGTAAACATTTGATCAATAGGTATCGGCTCAACTGCACCCATACGACTATGAGCTGATCTTGTACGCCCGTCTGATACTGGAATCCATTGTTTAAACATCGGCATATCTAAATCTTCTGATATTTCTTTTGCTCTACGTTCTGAAGCATAAGACATCGCACCGTGTGTTTCTGTTCTAGCTATTCGCCTTGCTCTTTTAGGAGTGAATTTTAATTCTTTTTGCAATGATTGTGCTATTTCTCTACGGGTCAAATCTTCATTTATTCCAGTTTGGATTATTCCTTTTAAATCACTGTAATAATTAGATATAACCAAAGACATAGATTCCTCAAAAGTTCCAGTTGCTATATATTCAAGCAAATAATTCTCAAAAGTAAAATCTTCTTTCATTTCAATAGATATTTGTTCATTTACTGTTCTAATAGCAAAAAACATCACTGGACGAATAGTTTTTACTACTGCATCCTCAATATTTCTTTTTAATTCAAGTTCCCTTATAATAGAAAAACCATTTATAGCAATATTACTTTCATAATTATCTATTGTATATCTTGTTTCTGACTTAAATATTGCTTTCAAGTCTTTTGTTAAAGTATTCTCAAACCTTCTTAAAGGCACTAGCCATCTTGTACGCTCACGCCTAAATATTTTATTCTTGGACGGCATCACTACCATCTAATAATTCAATAGGAACTTGGCTACTTGGCATGAATAAAGAATCCGCTAAATCATCAGTGTTTAATTCATAACCTAATTTCTCTCGTGCTTCATTCGGTGTTATAATACCAGCTTTTACTTGTTCAATCATTCTTAAAGCCATTCTCGAGCGTTTATCTTCAAGGGCTTCTATTTTTTCTTTGTCTATACAGAAATAACTACCATCACCCAATATTTGACCAAACCAAAGATTTAATGAGCCAATTATATTATTTATATGTGGTATAACCGTCTGAATTACAAATTCTTCTCTTGCTACTTTGTAATTGTCTAATGTGCTTGCATCTTCAAAAATTAAAGGCAATGGAATCTTAAAAGCAATAGCACAATTTTGCATAGCCATTTTTAAAGCGTTTTGAAAATCCATATCTTTTTGATTTTCTGATATAGATTGCCATTTATAACCACCTGGCAAAAGGGCAACCTTTCCAGCATTTTGGCTTCCTTCATACATTTGTCTAATAGTTTCTTGAAGGTCTGCTATTTGTTGTTCATTTATCCCAACTGCTGAATCACCAGATATAAATCCTGATTGTTTAGCCCCATATTTTAACAAGCTAGTATTCCATTCAAGCCCTTTTCTTATTAATGAGCCTTCAACCCCCACCGCTTCCATAGGTGAAACGCCATCAAGATATGAAGTACTAGAATATAATGATATTCTTAAAATATCTGGTGAAAATCCTGAAAAACTATCAACTGGAAAATCTATTGATTGACCTTGATGATTAACACTATATGATCTGATAGAATCATTATTAGTAGTTATTTTATTGACCCTATTTGGTAATAATGGAAATAAATGATCTATTACAGAATTTTCTGAATTGTAAGGATTGCGTAATAAATATGATTCGCCATGAACAAGCATATTTCTCATTATGCTTGAGAATACAGGCTGCCCCCCTGTTCTGAATTGACGATTAAAAACAAGGCTATGAATAGGGCTATTTTCTACAACTTCACCACGTTCATTTTTAACAATTATTGGAATTGCTTCTGCTTCTGCTGTTATTTTTTCAACACATAAAAAACCT